AATCGGACGTTATCCGGAAATGTCTTAACGATCAAAAAAGTCCTTTTTGGAATCTGATGAACGCTTGGCGGATTTCCCTGGGCTTGCTGCCGAGGTGCGTGGTGGCATCGGCGATACCGCCATACCGCAGATTTAGGAGACCTGAGAGCTTTTCCTGATCCAATTCCTCCACGCCACGATCAACATATTGCCCCAGGACAAACTCAAGGAACTCGCGCAGCTTTTCATTGAAGGGCAACAGGACTGCTGCCTTGCGTGTATTGGCGCGCTCAGCACGAGTAACGTTAGAAAGGGCGGCGTCCATCGCCGCTCTTTTTTATTTCAGGCCCAGTTGCCTTCGTGCAGAGGCCAACGTGATGGGACCAGCCTGCTGAGGATTTCGGTTCATCCAGTCATCCAAATCGGGTTCTGTCGCCGGTTTTCCGCTCAAATCATCCTCATTCACTCGCGCTTTTACATCCTCCGGCATGTCTCTCCAAGCATGGAGAATGGGAACGAGATGCGAACGGCACGCCCAATGAAGCGGAGGTTCTCGGAAAGAAAGGCCATGACCAATCGGCTTTTTGTCTGGCAAAGACCATATACGATTCGACCTACCTCTACATATAGTTGTAGTCTTATCGTCCAGCAGGCTCAGATGCATAATACTTTTGATATACTCCGGGTGCCGCTCCAAAACCGCCAGCCGCACAGCGCTGGCAACGGCATGATAGGCTGACATAACAAGCCCCTCAGCATGGCGCTGGGAAGGCCCCAGAATGCCGTCTCGGTATTTGGCGGTGGATGTGCCCCGGACAGCCCTAAGCACATCCTGGAGGCCCAGGCTGCGCCCATAGGCGTCATGGATGGTGGCGGCAAAACGGAACCGTGTGTCTCCGGACTGTTTGCCCCACCACTCGGTGACGGTCGGCCCTTGAATGCGGGTTGCCGCTACGATGTCTGAAATCCGTCCCAAAGCCAGGGCGGCGACTCCGACGCCCAGGAGAACGCCGAGTTTATTTTGCAAACTCTCCTCAACAATCTGCGCCGTCTCTGTCAGGCTTTCTTGAGTCTGGCGCATCATCTCTTGGTAAGCAGCGAAAATGAGCGCACTGGCTTGCTCAATGACCCGATCCCGTTGGTAGGCAGCCGCCGCCGGAGTTTCCGAATCCGTGAAGTCGAGTTCTACGATCAGCCGGGAGATCTCACCACGCAGATCCGTCAACCGGACAGCAACCTTCCGCTGCGCCGCTGCCGCCAGCCGATCAACGATCAAAGCAACGAGAATAGCCTCATCGAGCAGGCTTTCCGAGGTATCACTCATTCTCGGCACCGCCACGTTCTGCCAAGATCACGCCCGGCTCCATAGGCTCCAGCGGTACGCACACAGCATAGATCGGATCCAGCCAGATGCCGCAATCATGGACGGCGGCAATGGAGCGCGCGTGCGCCTGGTCGGTTGCCGCCACGATCATCCGCGTGCAGTTCTGCCATGGCGTCCAGCCGCTGACCCCTTCCCAGGCATAGGGGGTTCGCCACGCATTGAGGGGCTGGTCAGGATAGGCCACGGCCGGCAAAGTCAAGATCCAGAGAATGAGGTCGGAATCAACGCTCATCGCCGGGTTTCCTGACCTTGGCGTTCGGTTGACTTGGAACACTGCCATCGGGACTCCGCGGTGCCCGCACGCCGGTCTGGATACCCCCGGGCGCGCTCTGGGTCAGATCGTCCGGAGCGCCGGCAAGAATAGGCTTTTGTGTTTCCAGATCGTTCCGCACTTCTTCGACAGAGCGGCCAGGGCGGAGAACTTCGCGACGTTGGAGGTTCCAGATATAATCGTCGAGCGGGATGACGCCCTGCTGAACGCCGGTAATCAGCGCCAGAAGATCCTGCGGAGGCATGCCACTTGCCTCGAAGTCTTTGTTCAGCAAGCACTGGATCTTGGCAATATCGTCGCCAACCCATTCGGCGGCAACTTCCAATGCCCGCGTCAAACCAGCGCTGGCAGACTCCGCCACGTCGGCTAGGGTGGCGTTCTCACCGCTGTTGCGGACGTTGAGCGCTTCCGCCGTCTCGGTGACGCGTTTCTTGTCCTCCAGCATGGTAGCGCCGAGTTTCGCCATGTAGCGCTCGCAGCGCTCAAGCTGACGTTCCAGCGCTCCCAGACCATCACCCTGAAATTCCAGCATGCTTGCACTTGCTCCCATGGGTAAAAGCCAAACGTTGTCGCCACCGACTTCCCAGACGGCTTGACTGTCCGGATCAACGCCGGAAATAAACGGCACCGGGAAGGCGGTCTTATGCAGCCCGGCCGCTAGGTCCACGCTGGCCAGCCAGTGCGCGATGTTGGCCTCTGCCATATCCAGCATGGGCGGACGGTCCGGCGTGATCCGGAGGTTCTTCGAGCCTACGGGGACGAACGGGATGTAATCGATCCGCTTTCCGTCCTTTGGTCGCGGGATAATCTCATCAACCTGGACGATGCCGGTGGTTTCCACGCTGGCGAAGATCCGGATGCGATACAGGCCATCGGCATCCAGTTCGAGCACCCGGTAGATCACCTCGTCGGTGGCTCCGAAGCCGTCGGCTGCCGGTTGCGACATTTCCTCGGACAGGATGACTTGATCCAGCTTGGGTCGGCCGTTGACGATGCGCTCGCGCCAGTTCCGGATATTCTCCGTGGTGTAGCCCGCGATGTACGGCGGATCACTGCCGTCCCGGCTGATGTCGACCAGCAAACCGTAGCGTCCTTTGGTCAGCACTTCGTAGGTCGTCTCGCGGGCGAACGTGAAGAGGCTTTCACCGGCAGCATTGATGTTGTTCTCGCGCTCCTCCAGACGGCGGCTCAGAACGACGACAGGATCGCGCCGAAAGATCTGACCGGTGAACGCCTGGGCCGTCTTGGCGGTGGCGCCGTACCACATGCCACGCCGGAGATAGTTGAGGTATTCGACGTGTGTCTTCTGACCGGACAGCATGGGCACGTACCGAGTCCCCGCCGCAATAATGCTGGACCTTCCCTCAAGCACGTGAGTGAGTAAATCCCATTGGTCCACGCGATTCTGATAGCCCTTGTGAAAGTCGGTAATGGGCATGGGCGTCCTCTTGAGCACAAAAAACCGCGCGCCAGAGGCGCCGGCACAAGAATGGGATGGGCGTCAGATTTCACCCGTGGTCAGGAAGTGGAGCGGCACACCCTTGACGCTGCGCAGGCGTTCCGCCATGAGGCGGATAGCGTCCTGGCGCTGCCAGTCACAGACATGATCGAACACCATGAAGGTGAAACTCTGACCCGCATACTCATCGCAGAAGCAGTCGTCCCACAGGTGACGCATCTTGAGCGTGGCTCCGTTCTGAAATGTCCAGGTGGCAGTGACCAGGGAGAACTTGGCGTTGGCCGGGAACAGGTTTTGGCACAGTACCTTGACCGGGATCAGTTGGCGAAACTGATGGCAAAAGAAAATCCCCCGTGCGTCATGCCCATAGTAGGACGCATGTTCCGTCCAGAGCTTAAGCGCGATTTCGGCCGTGGCCACGCGCTCGACGCGCCGGTTGGGAATTTCAATCATAGGGGTGTTCCCGGAGAGCCAGTCTTACGTTCCGGTCAATTTGCCGATGCCCACGACACGAGGTCCGGTCATCGCGATATAACGGACTTCATCAGCGCAGTTGTGGACAATCAGGCCACCGCAGATCGCGAAGGCTTGGGTATCCTCGACTTCAAGATTGTAGACTGCGTGGACGCCAGCGGGATCGACCGCGACCACCTCTGTGCCCTTCGGGTTGAGAAACGGCGTGACGATGGTTTCCCCAAGCAGGTTGGCAACCTCAACCCAATCGCTTCCCGTCAGCACGCGGTGGTCCAGCGTCGCGATGAAGGAGCGGCCATCCGCCACGGTCACACGGGCGCATTCAGCATTGGCGCGTGTCATTCGGCAGTCGGTGTAGCGCTTCCACTGGCCGTTGATCGACAGGACCTCACCCTCGGTGCCGACCAGGTGCTTGATCGGGATGGGGCCGGCGCGTGTTTCCACCAGAGTATCGCCGTGGAGGCAGTGGTCTTCCTGATCGGTGTCGATATCGTCCGGTTCGTTTTCCTTGCGCTGAAGAACCGGAATGGTGCGCAGATAGTGCTCACAGGTTTCGAAAGCCCAGAGGCCTGGTTTCTCGGGAATGTCTTTGGCCGCAGCTTCCAGCATGTCACGGACGCGCTGCCAACCAGCGATGCGGTTGTTGTCGGCGGGCTGAAAATTGAGGATGTGGCCAACTTCCAGAGCGCCCTTCCGCATCTCATCGTAGATCGAGTCCCGCCCGGGCTTGGCGAAGATGCTGGGGTCCGCCACGCAGCCGCTCCAGGTCCGGTTCAGGCTGCGTTGGCCGATGCCGTTTCCGAGCGCAATGTTGGTGTAACGCAGGCCCTCATTGGGCCGGATGTTGCCCGACGCGTCCCGCGCCACGGTATACCACTCCGCCACGCGGATCAGGGACCCGCGCGGGAAGACAAAGCCATCCCACTTCGGATCCCGGTGTTCAATCGGAGTGCCGTCCGAGATCGCCCAGATGCCGAGCGATGCCGGCGCTGCTGACCCCCAGTCGAAACTCCGGCGCCATTTCCAGGACCCTGGAATTTCGAAGGGCGGAACGACATGCCGGTCGGGATCGAAGATATCATCCAGGAAACCGCCGCTGACAATGTCCCAATCACCCCACCGCCACGACTTGACCAACGCTGCGTTGCCCGATTGAAGTAAGCGTTTCTCGTAGTTTGGGTCGTTCTTGGTAAGAATGACGTTGTCTTCTAGGCGTGACGGAATGTAGATGCGCCGCAAACCGGTTTCTTCGTCTACGATAGGCACATATCCCTGCTTGTATTGCGCTATTCTAAATCTCGCTTTACACCAGTTATGGCCTGCGCCACCAGGATTAGCTGTCAT